GTGAAAGATAGTACTTTAAAGTCCCAGCTAATAGGTGTAAGATTACTCAATGCTTCAGTATTTACTATTCTAAGTGTTATTATTATATTTTCATCCCCTCCATTCTTTCGATAATAGTCATAATCTTGAATATAATTACCTATTGCTCTTCTCACATTTGATAAAGTCATAGTAACTTCTTTGACACTCCCATCATTTGATTCTTGTAATTCAGGTAAAGTAAAAGGGAAGGGGATATAAGTATTACCATTCCATATAATTGAATCATTAGTATCACACAAAAATATTGTGCCACTATTAGGTATTACAACATCAAGTAGTTTTACCCAAACACTATCAGTACTAAGTTTGTTCTTTTCAATTATTTCAACGGATGTCATTACCAAACCTCTCTAAGTGTTATAGTTACTTCAACTCTACTTTTCTCATTATATGAGTAGTCTAATTCATCATTTTCAAATACCACATTATAGAGAGTTGTAGTTATTGGATGTTGCCATATAAATGCCTCTCCTACATTTGTGGAAAAGAATGTAAGCAATGTCTGTAATTCAGCATTTGTTAGGTTTGTATATCGCATTGAGAATGATTTAAATGCTCTCACACTTCTTGCTCTTGTTCTAAGATAACCTGCTTCTGTTTCAGTCTTAATTGCCTTCTTTATACTTTTCTCTGTCAAAGGAATTTGAGGTATTCCTAAACCTATATCACTAAAATTTGCCATTATTAACTCCTAATTGCTTGAGCTACTGCTCCACCTCTTCTAATATCATCAACTATAATACTAATAATCATTCCATTTTGTTCTGACTGTGAGATTTTAACATCATTAGCTTGAACTTTTGTCCCTGATTGATTTATTACTTCCACTTTAACATTTTGTACTCCACCACCAGTACCTTTAGCACTTACACCTAACTTACCTGAACTATCTCGTGTTAAAGGCATAATAGCTTCTGCTCCAGCCTCACCCATCAAGCCTGTACCATTAGCAAATTTGAATAGTGTAGGTTTGTTTACTATCGAGTTTGTGAATGTACCACCTTTAGCAAACCTCTGAATTCCCCCATCATAAGCACCCCCTTTAGCCATTACTGGAACTGTAGACGCAGCTGAAGCTGTTGCCTCAGCTGATTGTGTTGATGAAGAAGAAGACCACCAATCTCCTATTGCTTTAGTTCCCATACCTAATGATTTAGCTAGATTTGCTGTTATAGTCATTTGAACAGTCATTCTCATTAAGTCAGATATTATTGCATCAACAAATTCTTTTGAACTCCATTTACCTGTTTTCATATATTCTACAAAAGCATCTTCCATACTACTAAAGGCATTTTTACTTACCTCTTGAAGTCCATCCATCATATTTGTATATGAATAAGATATATCATCAACATAAGTATCCCAAGCTGTTCTAGATTTTTGAAGAGCTATAAATTCAGCTTGTTCTTTAGTAAACCCAACATTTAGAGAAGCTTGTAGCTCTTTATCATATAACTCTTTTTGATATTGATATTGTTCGTCTCTTGTTTGTTTATAAGAAAGTAATTCTAAACTATTGTCTCTAGCTCTATTTTTAGCTGTTATGTTATATAACTTTTCCTGTGCCTGTTTTTGAGCTGATAAAGTTTCAATAACTTTATCATTAGTTTGCCCATATTGATTTCTTAATTCAATCTCTTTATTTATTTTATCTTGAGTTAATTGAGCAAGTTTTTCTTCTTTCACTGCCTCATTTTCTAGGGTATTAATATGACCTTCTCTATCTGTAAATATCCTATTTGCCTCTTTAAGGTCTCTATTGAATAGAGCTTGAGCTATAGCTTTGTCTGACCAAGCTTTAGCTTCTCCTTTTTCCCCTGCTTTTAGTGATTTATTAAAGTTAGCATATTTAATTGTAATAGATTGAATAGCTTTTGTATAATCATCAGCGAAGTCTGTTTTAAAAGCATCTTTATTTGCTTGATATGCCTGTTCTGCATTAGTCATTAATGCATTTTTAGCATCTTCAACAAGTCCTCTTACTTTAGCAACAGCTTTTTTACCTAGCAGTTTCTCAGCATCATCAATAGCTTGAGTCCACTTTATAACCTTCTCCCCTATCTCCCCTATTGTTTTATCCCAGCCTGTTTTAGTCTCACTAGATAAAGAAGCCTCTAATTTCTCTATAGCTTTTCTAGCATCTTCTCTTTTGTTAGCTAATTTATCTTCTTTTGGTGGTGTTTTAGGTTTATTTTTCTCTGCCTCTTCTTTAGCTTTTTGAATAGCATCTATTTGGGTTAAAATTGCTTTTTGTTCAGTAAGATGCTGATTAATTTTTTGTCTTTCTTTAACCATACTACGTTGAGCATCTTTTTTTTCTGTAATATCATTATTAGTTAAAATATTCCATAAAGACCTACCACCTTTGTTTTCGGCTTCAATATCTTTAATCTTTTTTTGGAAGGAAACTATAGCTTTTTTACTTATCTCTATATCATCAGTAAGTTTGTTAAAACCTTTCCCTAACTCAACTTCGTTAAATTCCTTTTTTATCTTTTTGAGTTGTTCAGGTAGAGTAGCCATTTTTGTTTTAGCTTTGTCAATACTATCAGTTAAAGAATCATAAGCCCAAATACCTACAGATACTGCAGCTGTTACAGCTATTAACCAAGGTACAGCTGTTTTTAATGCTAAGCCAAATGTTTTTAAAGAAACAGCCGAAGCAAGTAAAGCACCCCTTAATGTCATAGTGGAAAAAGACATTGCCCCCATACCTGCTGAACTAGCAAATAGACCCTTAACCAAGTTAACAACCAAGTCAGTTGATAGAAGAGTTACAATACCTCTAGTGAGTCTAAAAGCAATATAAGCTTCACCTAAGGCAACTACAAGGGGGACTATACTTGCTTCCGCTTTAATACCTGCCAATTTACCTAATGAAGAAGCAACATCTGTTACAGCATCATTCACTGTTCTTAATTGCCCTCCTAGGAATGTTAGACTTGTTGAGAAGTCTGATAGTGAATCAGAATCCATTGCATCTAATAAATCAGTAATGCCTTGAGCTAAATCTTTAACAGCTGAAGAGATAACAGTATCATTAACAAATCTATCTTGGAATAAATCCCAAGCATTAACCATTTGTTTAGTAGCAAAAAGTGTGGTTTTTTGAGCATCAGTAAGACCTTTTTCATACTCTTCTTTTAATGCTTTAGTGAATTTAGGTATGAATTCTACAGACATAAGTTCTGCATTTTCCATCATTTTTAATAATTGGCTATTATTAACACCCATTGCTTTTGCAGCAAGTCCTAGCGCCCCTGGCAATCTATCCCCAATTTGTCCTTTTAACTCTTCAGCTTGAACAGTCCCTTTAGACATAATTTGTCCCATTGCTCTCATTAACCCAGCTGTGTCTTCTGATTTAAGCCCTAAAACAGCTGCAGCTGTTGATACAGCCGAGAATGTTTCTTTTAGTTGAGTCATAGAGTAATCAGCTCCAGCGGCAGCACCTACAAGTAATCTAAAGTCTTTTGCACTAGTTAGTATATTAGCACCAGTATCTTTTGAATTTTCTTTTAGGTATTCAAAAGCCACTCCTGCATTTAAAATAGAACCAGTCATACTTTTTAGTGAAGCTCTTACTGATTCAAATTGGATAGCTGTTTCTATAAACTCCCCCATTTTATCAATAGAGAGTGCAGCAAGTATGGCATTTCTAACATCATAAAGTGTTGACTTAAATGGGTCAAAGTTTACATCATTTACACTATTTTGGATGCCTTTTGCTGCATATTTAACAGAGGCATTTAATCTATTAAAATCTGCTGTAGCTTTTTGTGTTGCTTCACTATAAGAGAAGCCCCCACTTGACATATTTTTAGCTATCTCTTTTTGAGTTCGGAAAGCTTTAACTCCTTCAGCTGTTAATCCAGCTGTTTGCATTTTCTCAATAGCTGTTATGCTTTGTCGTGAACCTTCAACAATCTTCTTTTGTAGTTCAGCAATTTTTTCATAAGTTTCTTTAGACCCAATACTAGTCCCGAGTTGTTTAAATAGTTCTGATTGTTCGTTTGCTGCTTTTCGAGCATTGAGGTTTATTTTATTAAGAGCTGCAGCTGATAAAGTCTCAGCTTTATCCAGCCCTTCTTTAAAAGGTTGTAGATAAATACCTAAAGTAATTCCAACTGTACCTGACATAGTATAATCCTTTTTATTAGAATTATACTATCTTTTAGAGTTTACCTTATTCATAGCTCGGATGAATTGTTTACCAAGGTCATCAACCTCTGGCATCATATATTCCTCGAAAGTTTCTTTTGGGTTTTCTGCTCTTATAATGTTGAAATAATCAAACCAAGCAGCTAGTTCGTGGGCTGTTAGTTTATTTTTTAACTCCTCTATAAAAGGATATTTTAATTCGTGAGCAATGGATAAGAGGTTGAAATGCCTCTCATCCTTTATGCTTTTTTTGTGTCAATACCTAAATGTACATTCCAGATTTCTGTTACAATGTTATTTGTTAATGAAGCTTTTAGCTCTACTTCATCTTTAAATAAAACTACACCTTTTTCATCAAATATCTTATCTACTAAATATGAAGCAATGCTTCTATCATCACCCTCAGTACTTGCTAGTATCTCTTCTTGGTCTTTGATTGTTGCTAATTTTACTTTTAGACTAATCCCTAAATCTTCAACTTTTAATAATTTCATTGGTATAAAAATCATATTTTTCCTTTTTTATTTTTCATATATTATATCTTATTTCTTTAAAACTTTATTAATTCTGTCTGTTATTTGATGTACATTTTTCTCTACAACTGTAGTAAAGAAATCATAAGGTTTCAATTTCCCTCGTGATTTACCGTTGACAAATCTTACTTGACCTTTAAAATGAGCATAGAACCCTTTTATATAAGCAAAATACTTTTCGTCACTACCTTCTCCTCTTTGAGTTCTTAAGTGTACCCTCAACCAAGTATTGGCTGGTTTATCTTTTATTTTCTTAGTTGTGAAGTTTGCATTGACAGCTTTAAGGTCATAGTTTGACCTATACTTACCATAAAACTTACCTTCAGGGTGTTTTTGTGTTTTTACCTTACCTGCTGTGTATCGTTTGCTTGTTTTTGTAGTAAGTGGTTGAAAAGCTATTTTATTAGCTTCATCAGCTACTTTTTGTTGGATGCTTTTTCCTGCATTAAAAAGTGCTTGATGTACTTCAGGGATTAGTGTTGTTTTAACTTGAGCTAAGATAGCTTTTATGTTAGCTTTAGCTTGTTTTACTTCTATCATACTTCTATCCGAGAGCATAAAAGTTTTAACTCAACATTTCTCCCGTCAATATTAGCTATAGATTCAATTTTGTATATTGTAGGGTCAAATGTGATGCCTTTATATTTTTCAATAACTACAACTCTATTCTTAATAGATAGAGCAGGGATATACCTAATATAAAATTCAGTTCTTGACATAGATAAATCTTGTAGTTCTGTAAATCTCTCAGAGCCTGTGAGTTGTCTTTGTTTTGCAAAGACTTCAGTTACTATACTCCAAGTTTTTACTTCCTCACCAAATTCATTACGAGTTGTAGCTTCTTCTTCTATAATTATTCTAGTATTCATTTTCCCTGTTTGCATTATATATCACCAAAATCTATTTGAAGTGAGCTTGAATTAACTAATATAGCATCAGTAATACCATATCCTGCAATAGTAGTTGGTTTAGAAGTAATACCAGACCAAGGTGCTGAATCAGCATAACCAGCTGATATTTTTGTCCAAGCTTTCCAACCATCACCTTCTCTAAATCGTATTGAAATATAAGGATTTACTGTATCTCTCGCCCAGTAAAATTGTGAACCATAATTCCCATTGTAATCATTTCCTA